AGCCTGGATAGTTCTTTACGATTTCTTGTTCCGACATATTGTTCACCTCCTAGTGAATAGTACTTATTGGAATAAGTCGGCTGTTTTGAGGAAACGACCGCCCCATAGGGATTTTTGAGTCTTCGTTTCCGAAAACTCCTGTACAATCTCGCCGAGATCGCCAGACTTGCGGAAAGCGGTGTCTTTTTCGACCATATCTACTCGCTTCCCAAACTCATTAAAAGAACCCTTAACTTCTTTTACCTCATTTGATACAGATTTAACTTCACCTGTAACGGCATCAAGGGACTTTGTAATTGCTTCAACAGTAGCCTGCATAGACTTTACTGTTTCTGCTAGATTGCTCAAGGCATTAGTTAGATTTTCATTGATTGAAGAAACCGCTTTAGCAACTTCTTCTGTTGCATTAACAACAGCATCAACTGAATCATTTGCTTCTTCAACAACAGGTGCTTCTTCAGCCTCTGGTGCTGCTTCTGCTGCTGGCTCTGTTGCAGGAGCATCCTCTGCAGGAACTTCTACTGGAGCCTCTTCTACAGCAACTGCTGCAGCCTCTGGAGCAACCTCAACATTTTCAACCAACTCTACTGTCTCAGCACCTGGTGCATCAACGATTGTTGTTTCTTCTGTCATAGGATTTTCCTCCTCTGTCATCTTAATTGTTCTAATGCCTTTTGCACTATCAACTAAGAACTTTATTTTGTCTGTATTTTCTGAATCTGATTTTTCAACAAAACCAATATTTTTCATAGGCTTACCAGAAGTAGGACTGTCTGCTGAATCATCTTCTGACATTAATACAATGTCATTCTCTGAATCCCAGAATACGTTTTTAACTTCTGTCTTTGAAAGGTATCCACTAACTGTATTCTTACCGTCTACTTTTTCAATAGAGATAACATTAGCAAATTGGTTTGCTGGATTATCAACTAGTGATAATTCAAATAATTCATACTCTTTAATTATACGCACTGATTTATCAAGTTTTTCATCAAATGTATCATCTGACTTTGTGATGTTGCCACCAATTGAAAAACCAGTTAGTGTGCCATCAAGGACCTTTTCCCAGGTATCCTGTGCACCCTTTGAAACATATGCAGAAACATATACCCCGCTATAAAACTTCTTTGATTGAGGCTCAAAATAGCGATCCTCTTTAAATGAAACAATCTTTCCCACAGCGCTTGGCTGGTGCATTTCACGTAGATTTCCACGAAACTTTCTAAATGCTTCTAGGCTTGCCTCTGTTGTAACAATGTCATTTTGCTTGTCAATATTGTCCAATGTTGCAAAACCTGATACAATTCTGCGCTCCTGGTCTACCTTGCCGATTGGCATAGAAAAGCGAACATTGTCGCCTTCAGTAATCCAGTGTGCTTTATTTATAATCATGGCAGTATTATTATATCAAACCTTTTTATGGTTTTCTCAACTATTGAGATGATCTTCCTTCTCCTTGTGGATTTCTACCTTCAAGTGTTGCTGTAGAGTCTGAAGAGTTGTTTGCTCTTTCAGCATCCCGCTGACGATTGCCAGCAAGATTTGCTCTTGCATCTGTTGCCTGTCTTGGTGTCATAGAGAACGGAGCATTACCTTCTCCATCTGCTCTTGGCGGCATGTCAATTAATTCACGAGCCTCATCTGGAGTAATGACTTGTGTCTTTACATATCTCTCAATGATTTGTGATTGAGCAATCTCATCTGTAAGTGTAAGTTCATTAAACTTAAGACTAAGAATATCTGTTTTTTCTTTAATAATCTTATTAATAACCTTTTCAAGTTGTGCCTGTGCTGGACGAGCAACCTGCTCTTTAAAGGTTCTATCCTGTGACATAGCAGCAGCAATAGCACCTGAATCTGATCCGCCTAGTTTTGAAATAGGAACCTGGTGTGCTACAAGAATATCATCACGATTTTGTTTTCTATATCTTTCAAAAGATGCTTCTTGAATAGCAGTTTCAACTGGCTCCATCTTGAACTCAACCTTGTTATTGTCTGTATCTCCAGGAAGAGGGATATACAGAGTTCTATGGTTTTGTCCCTTGAGTCCAGACTGAAGGAATCTAAACATTTTGTCTTCTGCATCAGCAGATAGTTTTGCACCCTTGACTGTAATAATATATCTTGGGGCTCCCTTATTTTGGAAGTAGTCTATGTTGTATTGAGCAGCAAGTGAGTCACCAATTAATGATGATACCGCTGAAATAATGTCAGGAATTCCATAGTATGTGTTTAATGGAGAATATTCTTTGATGTGAATAATTTCATTTGGACGAGTATCTGTTGTCATTGGGTTTGCATTTGTTGCACCAAAGTTACGGAAGTAAACCACCTTTTGACCAATAATCTGAACAAAGCCATCACGCAGTCTTCTTATACGCACAGTTGTTGATGGGATATGTCCAATATATCCAATTTCTCCAGTTACGGTTCTACCAACTTCTAAAAATCCATTTCCAGTTGCCTGAAGATCTGTATAAACTTTTTCCATGCTTGTTGTAAATGAGTCATCATCATTAAGAGACTCTAACCACTCACGCATCTCAAGTTTCATTCTTTCAATTCTACGACGTGCACGATCTACAGCACCCTGATCATCGTTTGTCTCAAAACGTAACATTGTTCTATCTGTAATATCAAAGCGGTATCCAAGACCAACAACGTTTTCTACCTTTGCATCAATAGCAGCGTGATTTGCAAAAGATGTGTCATAGTAACTTGCTAACTCGTACATGTTGTATGGTGGTGTAATTACATCAAATAGACCATATCCATTTCTGTATACCGTTCCAGGATTAATCTGCTTTGATTCTGCACCGTCTCCAGCAGGAACGGCATTTGCAGCATTTAAATATTGTGTTGAAGGCTCTACTGTATTATATGCATATGTTGCCTTAGAAACCGTTCTTGATGTTCTACGTTTAAAGTTTTGATCAATGCCAATATAATCTTTTAATATTGTCCAGTCTTTTCCAAATGGATCTTGTGACTTAAAAAGATTCTCAGACTCTTCTTGAGTTCTGATACTTGCTTGAATGTAATCGTAATCTTCGCTCATGACTCGTACGCATCTCTTCCGTGTTTTTGCATTGTATCCTGTGCAGCCTTCCATGCACCAAGATCGTTCATTGATGGAATAAGTCCTTGCTTCATTCTATCTAGTTGTTCTGAGTGCTCTTCTTCGCTAATTCTTGTAAGTCCAGGAACAAAGATTGCTTCTCCGTCACCCTCATCACCATAATACTTTGCTGCATTTTTAAGTTTAGTAATCTGTGCAATATCTCCACGAGTAGACTCAATGTTTAACACATTGCCTTCCCCATCGGTAAACCACTTACCATCTGACTTTTTATAAACATACAGGCCCCAGTTATATTTCTTCTCAATAACCTGACGACGTACATTTCCTACAATAGGCTTACCAGTTTTTGGACTAATTAATGGATTCATGTACTAAAGTATACCAGATTAGACTGGTGTTCCGAGTCTAATAGTCCAGGTTGTGTCATTATAGACCTTAAGTTTCTCTGCATCGAACACCATGCCCTCTTGATCATCAATAATAATCTTATTTGTTCCAATATAAGTCTTATAAACGTCAGAAGGAAGAACTCCATATAGATCTGATGCAGAAATAACAAGAACGCCTTCCCAATTGAAACTATTAAGCCAAAATTCCCAGTCAAAACTTGTAACACCGTCAGTTTGAACCTTAAGCCATGGTCTAAGAAGATTACTCTGAACCTGCTGTAGATTATTTGCTTGGTAGAAGGCAATGTTGTTAAATACAAGAGGACCAGTCAAATTAATAGAGCCAAGGAATAGGTCAAAATTTAGAGCATTTGCAAAGGCAATTCCAAGAACACCCCACTCTTTAATTGTTAATACTGGCTCTCTTACAATTGATCCATTTAGGAAATAAGATATTCCGTTATAAAGACTATTAGTTGTCTGGCTCATGGCGTAGATTCTTGCTCTTGTGCCGTCAGGATTGTCTGCAACCATATAAAACTTTATAGTGTCTGCTTTGTATTTTACTTCAAAAATTTCTGTTGGTGTAATAGGAAATGCATCCTGGTCATAGCGCATCCAAACCTGGGCTGCACTTATACGATAGTTGTCTGCAATATTTTGGTTAACTGGAATTGACATTCCACGACTTACGAATGGGTCAAAACTTCCACGTACCTCTACACCAGAAGTTCTATTTAGATATAAATAGGGAGTGCTTCCTTTATAAATGCTAAATGGGTTCTTTGCCTTATAGTCATAATATAAACCAGATCTTGTATATGGGAACATGTTGATGCCAAATCTAGTGCCGACTGGATTAAATGAGTTATCATTAAATGCCTGTGATGCAAGTTCTAGTCTTCTTAATTGAATAGGCTTTTTCAAGATACCACGAATATTAAAATCAAGATGATAAACTAGAGCAAGGTCATTAAAGTCAACAGTCTTTGTTGGATAGATTAAAGTGTTATCCACTACCTCAAACTTTGTTGACAGCCAATCTGGATATTCGTCCATATCAATGATTGCTCCCTCTCTTGCTGGAAGAATCGTTGTAAAATCTGATTGAGGTGCATTAGCCCCTGTTGCAATGTATTGGAATGTTATATAACTTCTAATAGATGCATCTGATGTATCATACTCATAATACTTCTCCGCTCTTTGGGCCATATCCTCATAGTTATTCCATCCAGTAAACAAGTTGTTATCTAGTTGTAAATATGTTCTTTGTACTGGGTGTGAGTATTCTTCTAATAGTTCTTGATATGTCCAAGAACTAGTTGTTTCATGTTCCGCTAGTTTTGTAGGTGATGGATATCCAATATTGAACTGTAAAAAGTCTAGGTCATAATATTTATTTCCAACATCATTTGTAACATATTGTGCAAAATATGAAAGAGGCATATAGTCTTCCCAGTAACCAGAAACACCAATGTCAAGGAAGTATGATCCATAGGCCTGTAGTGGCAAAAGGGTGTAACTTGCAGTGTGCTCAAGAAGTGCTATAGCATTTGCTGATTCAGCAGAACCTGTTGCTAAATAACTATCAACAATTGCTGTTCCATTATCTTCAAAATGATCACTTATTTCTACAGCATTATAGTTTGTTGATAAACCAACAGAGTATATGTTGCCAGTAAACTGGTATGTTCCGTCTGCTTCGCCTCCAACATACATCTTTAGTCCATTTTGATTTCCAAAGAATGTGGCAACATTTCCACCAAAAGTGGCTACAAGGGTTTGAATCTCAACTCCTGCTGCAAACTTTTCTCCAGAAACAATTATGTCACTTGTAAAAATTTCTTCTTCAGTTCCATTAAAATATAAATAATAATGAATCTCGTCTAAGTCTTTTCTTATACTAAAGTAGTTTCCAGTAATTGGATTATAAATCTTAAAAAGTGTTTCTTCTGATAAAAGGTCTTCTGATGAAAAAACACCATAGATTGTATGGATAGCATCATTTAAAACATTAAAGTTAGAGAAGTTAAAGTAGCATCTGTCTGAGTTCCAAGAGTTGTTTGGTCTAAATGTTATAAAGTTATAATCTAGTGGATCTTGTATTTCTTTATTGTCTGCATAAAGTTCTGCAAGAGTTTTTGAGTCAAGCCCTATTTCTGGAAGATAATATTGTGGTGTAGTTAAAGAGTTTGATGTTGTTGTAAGATTATCGAAAGCACCCTGCTCCCATTGAGCAAAGTCTGGATAGTTGTAGTTTGCTGTATAGTCAGCAAATGGATAATCTACAAATGCTGCGCTTCCTCCGTATGCTGAGTTAATTCCTTCTGGAGATAGAACGCCTTGTCCATATACCCATCTACGTTTTGCAACA